TATGGAATGTTGCCAAGTCAAGTTGAGCAACAAGCCACTACATACGACATTATGATAACTGATGTACTTGCTACATATGATAATTATCAACAACAAAAACAGTCTGGTAAAGTTGATCCTAGTGTTTATGAGTATAGCCAAGATGAGTTAATAAAAATGATGGAGCAAAAGCATGGCAAGTAATATTGTTGATAGATTAAATAAAGTATTAGATACTTTAAATAATCAAAATATTGCTCAAGTAGCATATAAAAAATTTGTTGATATAACACCTAAAAAAACTGGTAATGCAAAACGCAGTACCAAATTAAATGGCAACAACATCAATGCAAATTATGCCTATGCTAATGTACTTGATAAAGGTCGTCACATGACTAATAGAGGTATGCGTGGTAGTGAACAAGCACCAATTGGTATGACTGAACCTACGATTGAACATGTAAGAGATTACGTAAAGCAAAAATTAGGCATTACAATAAAATAAGGATTAACAATGGCAACCATTGACAATTATACAATTAAGGTTGATGTTCAAGGTGAACAAGCAGTTGAAAAACTAAAATCCGGCATCACTGGATTAGGTACAGCAATTGCTGGAATTGGTTTTGCAGCCTTTGCCAATGGTGTATTACAAATGGCTGATGCAATATCAGATTTGTCAGCCGCAACAGGATTATCAATTGGTAACATTGCCGCATTTGGTGGTGCATTACAACAAGCAGGTGGTAAGGCTGAAGATGCTAGTAAAATGATTGCGGCATTCTTTCAACAAATTGATAAAGCCGCTCAAGGTAATGAACAAGCACAAAAAGCGTTAGAGCGTGTAGGAATTACATTTCAAGATTTAGGTACATTAAGCGAAAAAGATTTACTTGCAACAGCCCTACATTCGTTAGAAGCCATGGGCCCAGGTGCTGAACGAACAGCGGCTGGTATGGAAGTGCTTGGTAAAACATTTAGAAATATTGATCCTAAAGTATTAGCAGAAGCATTTGCTACTGGTGATTTTAGTAAGGCAGAAGAAGCATTACAAAAGATGGGTGATTTAGCAGATAAATTGGCTGCTAACATGCACACATTACAAATTGCCGGTGCACAAGTGTTTAGTGAAATTACTACAGCACTTGAACCCTTCATTGGTAAAGTAGAAGAAGGTAGATTAAGTTTAGACCAAGCAGAAAAAATTATTAAAACACTTGGCACAGGTCTAGCGATTGCATTTGGTGTACAAACAGTTACAAGTATTGTTGCAACTATTACTGCTATTAAAACATTAACTAATGCATTAAGAGGTACTGTAGTAGTTCAAGCCGCATTAACAGCATTAAGTGGGCCGCGCGGTTGGGCTATTATTGCCGGTGGTGCTGTTGCCGCAGCCGCCGCAATATATGGATTGAACAAAGCATTAGAAGGTACTAATGAAGAAATTGCTAAGGCTACAGGTGGTACGCCAGATAAAGGTCCTGCAACACCTGCAGGACCTAAACGTAAAACACAATTTTATAGTGATGCAGAATTACAAGCAAGACAACAAGCATTAGTTACAGCACAACAAGCAACTAGTCAAATGAAGTTGCAAAATGATGAAGCCAATAAATTGCGTCAAAATATAATTGATACAATTGGAATGGAATCTACTTATGCAGGTTATATAAAAAATAACGCAGAAGCAAGAGCAAAAGCCAGTAATGAAATCCAAGACTTAGAAGGTAAAATTGCAATTGAGCAATCTAAAGGTCGTGGCACAAACCAAGACGTCATTGCACAGTATCGTGAACAAATTACACTTAAACAGAAACAATTAGGTGCAACATTGCAATTAAACAAAGCAGAGTTTGATGCCATGGAAAATCAGCAAAGATTTGTTACTGGTGTTAATACTGACGCAATGTTGGCAAGCCGTCAAGCAGATTTAGATTTAATAAAACAACAAATTCAATTTGGTACTGCTATTACATTAGAAGACCAAACTCAATTAAAGTTAATGGCATTGGCCAATGAAGAAACCAAAAAGAAAATTGATTTAACAAAAGAATTAAAATTAGCAGAAGCATCAGGTAACAATGTTGCAATTGATGATATTCAATTGAGAATGAGTGAAGATGCAAAATATTATGCACAAAAAAGACAATTAGAAAATGAAGCATACCAAGCACAAATTGCACGTAGACAAGATGGTATAGCAGGTGCTAAAACAGCAATAGAATCTATCACAAGAAGTTTGGATCCATTTCAACAAGCACAAATGCAAATCAATAGTTTATGGAGTAACATGACCAGTGCTATTGATAAGTTTGTTGAAACAGGTAAATTTAGTTTTAGTGATTTTGCTAAAAGTGTTATTCAAGATATGATTAAAATTGAATTAAAAGCACAGGCAAGTAAAATATTAGGTGCTATTGGAGGTGGTGGCGGTTTATTCAGTAGTATTGGTTCATTGCTAGGATTAGCAAGTGGTGGACCAGTAGACGCAAACACGCCATACATAGTTGGTGAAAAAGGTCCTGAATTATTTGTTCCTCCAAGCGCAGGTAAAATCATACCTAACAATAAAATTAGTTCACCGGGTATTAGTACTGCAGGAATGAATGCACCAGTAACATATACATATGTTACAAACAACAATGTATCAGCAATTGATGCCAAATCAGTAGCACAATTCTTTGCTGAAAATCGTAAAACAATGTTAGGTAGTGTGCAACTAGCGCAAAAAGAACTACCATATGGTAACAGATAAGGAAAACAAATGAGTACTGGTTTACAAACAATTATCGATAACTGTAACGGAATTAAATTTAACCGTCGTAATGTTGTTGGTATACAATATACACGAAATGAGATTCCAAGAGTAAGTGCTACTCCAACACGTAATCCATGGAAAATTACGATTGATATGCCTAATAGATTTAGATATAGTCAAATACGTGCATTATTAGAAGAACTTGATACACTTGATACAACCACTCCACAAGTAGTTACGTTTGGTAATCTAACAGCAATGGATTGGATATTTAAATATCAAGGCGCATTATCAACAGGTAGTCTAGCAGGTATTACAGTACAAACTTATGTAGGTAATCAGTTGACGTTAACTGGTTTACCAGCAGTTGCATCAACTACAATCATGTTTAAAAAGAATGATTTGATACAAATCAATAATCATCCTTATCCATTTACTACAGAAAATGATGTATTACGTGGTACTGGTTCAACAGTTGTTATTACCACAAGCAGACCAAATATTATAACTGATAGTGTTGTTGGATTAGGAATCACAGTAGGTTCAACTTGCGAATTCAATATGTTTTGTCCTAATATGCCTGTTTATAAATTAACACCAGGCGGATATGTTAATTCTGGTGGCACAACAACAAATAACGCATTGATAGAGTGGAGTGATAGTTTTTTCTTATACGAATTTGTAGGTGATGCATAATGGAAAATATACCAGCAGTTGCTAATAATGTAACTTACACAAACAATGCTGAGTTTGTTAAACTTACAATTTATAACAATGTCAGTAACAGTTCAGATGTAACGGTTCACACTTTTAGTTCAAGTTATAAACAAGAAACCATTAATGGTCAAACATATAGTCCACTAGGTGGCCTATTAGCAGTAGGTATACAACAACGTGATATTCGTGCCACAAGTGCAGACACAAGCATTTCATTAAGTGGCATTGATGGCAACAACATGTCTATCGTATTGGGTACTAACATCAAAGGAAGTAAATTAGAAATCATTCGTGGTTTTTATAATAACAATTATGTACTAACAAGCAATGCACATCGTTTTACAGGTATTGTTACAAGTTATAATATCAATGAAGAACGTCAAGATTTAGTAGACAATTTTACCATTACACTAAATGCAAGTAGTTTTAAAAATGTATTAGAAAATCGTATTGCTAGTCGCAAGACAAATCAATTGAGTTGGCAATCGTTTAATCCAACTGATAGTAGCATGAATAACATTTACTCAATCAGTGGTCAAAGTTTCGACTTTGGTATGACACCAACAGCAAAACCAAGTAATCCAAGTAGTGCTAGTACAGATACACAATTAACTGCACAATCATACAATCAGAATTAATATGAAGATAAGACAAGCCAATAAATTTGATATGCCAAACATTATAAAAATGTTATGGAACTATCACGATTCAGGTAACATCGAGGGTCTTGATGTACCTGATGAAAGTACGGCACAGAAAATATTGACAATGATTATAGTAGGTCATGGTGTTGCATTTGTTGCAGAAAAGAATAATCAATTAGTAGGTATGTTACTTGCATTTAAATCACCATTTCTTTGGGACAACTCAAAATTTACAATGAATGAAATTGCATATTGGGTAGAACCTGAACATAGAGGTGGCACAGCAGGTTACAGACTGTTAGCACAATACATTGAATATTGTGATGAACAAGTAGAATTAGGTCGTATAGCAAGTTATACAATGAGTCAGATGAATGGTCAACAATTAAACTATTCACGTTTTGGACTTAAACCAATAGAAACAGTATGGAGTAATTAACAGATGCCAATTTTTACAGCAATCGCCGCAGGTATTGCAGCCGTAGCAGGTGCAGTAGGCTTTAGTGCCGCAGTAGCAACAACAATTGGTGCTGTTGGTGCATTTGCCGCACGTACACTACTAACAATTGGTATCAGCAAATTATTAAGTAATCGTGCAGGTGACCAAGCCGCTGGTACATTTGATAATGGTTCAAGAGTACCACTAGCACCAAGTTCAAGCAACTCATTGAGTCCTGTATATGGTTCAGCATATATTTCACATACAGTAGTTGATGCTAAAATTAGTACTGACCAAAAGACAATGTGGTATGTATGTGCCATGGCTGAAGTTACTGATACCACAATAGGTAGTGCTTACACATATGGTGACATTTATTATGGCAATAAAAAAGTTACATTTGATGGTACTGACCCTGCAAGAGTAGTAAGTTTAACTACTAACACAGGTAGTAGCACACAAGTTGATACTAAAATTGATGGCAAATTATTCATGTATTTGTTTACCAATGGTAGTAGTTCAGGCGTGAACACAGGAGGACAAACTGCTATTCAAATTCTGAGTGACGCAAGTATTCCTGCTGATTTACGTTGGAACAGTGCATTGTACACATCAGATGGACAAAGTGCCGCAATGACCAATACTGCATTCATTATTGTAAAAGTTATCTATGATACAAATGCAGGCACTAGTGGTGGATTGCAAGATGTTAAAGCACAATTAACAAATAGTTTATATCAACCTGGTTCAGTTATCAAAGACTACCTATTAAACACAAGATATGGTTGTGCAATACCACTAGCAAGTATTGATACTGCAAGTTTAATTGACTTAAACACATACTCAGCACAACAAATAGAGTACAACGACAATGGTACACCTGCATATCAAGACAGATATCGTATTGATGGCCCATTAAACACAGGTACAAATTGCTTAACAAACTTACAACAATTAGTAGATAGTTGTGACAGTTGGTTACAATATAGTGAATTAACAGGCCAATGGAAAGTTGTAGTTAACAAAGCATACGACCAAGCACCAAATGCACAAGCACTAGATGATTTGTTTTTAATTGACAGTAGTATTTTAGTTGGTGGTATTGATGTTAATCCAATTGATTTAAACAGTACATACAATCAGTTAGAAGTTCAACACCCTGCGGCTAGCGCACTAGACCAAACTAGTTATCCAATCATTAACTTAGTAGACTATCAGCCTAGCATAATGAGTTATAATGAACCTGTCAACAAATTAGTATGTCAGTTCCCACAAGTTAACAATCACGTTCAAGCAGTATATCTTGGCATTAGACGAATGCTACAAAGTCGTGAAGATTTAGTGATAACATGCCAATTAGATTACAGTGGTATACAAATCGAAGCAGGTGATGTGGTTCGTGTTACACTTGAGGAATATGGTTGGGATCAAAAACTATTCCGTGTCAGCCAAGTACAAGAAGCCAAACTAGAAAATGCCACACTTGGTGCTAGAATTACTGCGTTTGAATACAATGAAAGTGTTTATGGTGATGATCCAATTGACAACTTTGTACTAGAACCAAATACAGGTCTAGGTCAAACAAGTGTGCTTGGTACTCCAGCGGCACCAGTTGCAACATTAAACACAGTTGACACAATTAATCAAATGCACATTGAGGCAACTGTGCCAACTTATTCAGTGGCATATCCTGGACAAGTATTGTACATGGATTTTAATTA